ATTATCTGGAGCGCGGAGCTACGCTGGCCACTGACCCTTCAGTTTATTTGCAGCTTCCCAGCTTGGTTGGGCTTGCTGAGCGTCGTCTTGCACGTGAACTGAAGATTCAGGGTACTGTCACTGTGGTCAGTTCGACCATGACGCAGGGTCAGGCCACCTATCCGAAGCCTGATCGCTGGCGTGAAACCGTCAGTATGCGCGTCGGAACAGGCGCTGGCTATAATACGACGCGCGAGATCTTCCCGCGTTCGTATGAGTATATGCGCCAATACTGGCCGAACCAGACGCAGACAGGCACGCCGCGCTTCTACGCGGACTATGACTATCAGCACTGGTTCTTCGCGCCGACGCCGTCTGATGATTTCCCCTATGAGATCATCTATTACGAGCTGCCGCCGCTGCTGGGCGACGACGTGCAGACCAACTGGTTCACCGAGTACGCGCCGAACGCGCTGCTCTACGCCTCACTCTTGGAGGCCGCTCCGTTCCTCAAGAACGAGGAAATAATTCCCATCTGGCAGGGCTTCTATGACCGTGCCATCGCTGCGCTCAATGGCGAAGACATCCGTCAGATCGTCGACCGTGGCATCATCCGCAGGGAGGACTGATAAATGCCGTCGTTCACAAATACCTTCGGTGGCACAGTCGTCTACCCCGCTGACGTAAGCTATCGCGCAGTCGCTCTGACTGCCAACGTCACACTGACGTGGCCGACTGAGCTTGCAACCAATACGAATGTCGTCGCATCCATCATGGATGTCACGCCGTCTGCTGTCGGCTTTACGATCCGTATGCCGGATGCGACGCAGGCAAGCGTCGGTCAGACAGCCCTGTTCTTCAACGTGGGGTCTCATTCATTCACGGTCGCCGACAACAGCGGTAACACGATCCAGACCATTGCGGCTGGTCAAGCGTGGCAGATCTACCTCACCGGCAATGCGACGGTTAACGGCACGTGGCGTCCGATCCAGTATGGCGCTGGCACGTCCTCTGCCTCGGCGAGCGCTCTGGCTGGCGCTGGTCTTAAGGCGATCACGACGACACTCAATCAGGCCGCGCCGACCACGCTGCTGTCGGCTGACTATACGCTCACATCAATTGACCGCGCCCGCGTCCTCGTTTGGAACGGCGGTGCTGGTACATTCACCATGCCTTCCGCTGCCGCTGCCGGCAACGACTGGTTCTTCGACGCACGCAACTCCGGCACTGGTGGTCTCACTATCCAGCCCGCAGGCGGTGAGCTGATCAACGGTCAGGCGAATCTGGTATTCAATCCCGGTGACAGCGCCCGCATCCTGACAGACGGCACGAACTTCTACACGATTGGTTACGGTCAAAGCTCGACGTTCTCGTTCGACTATGTGTCGATCAGCCTGACTGGCCAGCCCAGTCCGTACACGCTGTCCGGCACGAACCTGAACCGCATCGCCTATCAGTTCAGCGGCGTCCTGACCGCGAACATGGAGATCATCGTTCCGAACACGATCCAGCAATACTGGGTCCGGAACAACACGACTGGCAGCTATTCGCTCACGGTTAAGACCGCTGCCGGCACTGGTGTTAGCGTCGTCCAGAACGGCGCGGCCATCATGTACTGCGACGGCACGAACGTCGTCGAGGCTGACACGAACAACCTCAGCACGCCGATCTCGATCTCACAGGGCGGAACGGGCGCAACGACTGCCGGCACCGCGCTCATCAATCTGGGCGGAACATCGCTCGGTATTGGTATCTTCACGGCCACCAATGGTGCTACGGCGCGCGCTGCGCTTGGCGCGGCTGCTTCTGGCGCTAACAGTGACATCACCTCTCTGTCGGGCCTCACGACGCCTCTGAGCGCCTCACAGGGCGGCACGGGCGTATCTACGGTTCCGACCAATGGTCAGGTACTGATCGGTAATGGCACGGGCTATGCGCTGTCGACCCTGACCGCAGGCGCTGGGATCTCGATCACGAACGGCGCTGGCAGCATCACGATTAACGGGACGGGTGTTACCGTTTACCCGGGCGCAGGCATCCCGAACAGCACCGGCTCTTCATGGGGAACGTCTTACAGCACTACTGGCACTGGCACCGCAGTCGCACTCGCCGACAGCCCCGGTTTCACGGGTGTGCCTACGGCTCCTACCGCGTCATCTGGGACGAGTACGACGCAGATCGCGACGACGGCATTCGTTACTGCGGCGGCATTCTCTGCCGCTCTTCCGGGCCAAACGGGTAACGCCGGTAAGTTTGTTACCACTGACGGCACCAACGCATCATGGGCTTACGTTCCTGTAACGAGCATTGATGCGACTGGCACGCTGGCCGCTGACCGCTTCCTGAACGGTGCTGGTGCATGGTCGACGGTTCCGATGTCTGGTCTGGCAGCCACCGGATCACTCGTATCTGACAGGTTCCTCAGCGGGGCCGGGACATGGGCAACAGTTCCAGTCAGCGGGATTGATGCGACGGGGACGCCCAATTCTACCACATTCCTTCGTGGTGATGGCGCATGGGCTGTCGTCAGCGCATCGTCTATTCTCCCGTCTCAAACAGGTAACGCCGGGAAATACTTGCAAACTGATGGCACGAACTTGAGTTGGCAGCCTGTCAGTGGTATTTCCACTGCAAAGGCGTATTACTTCTCCAGCTTCTAACGAGGACAAACGCGATGGCGACCGGCATTTTAGGACAATCAAGCCCAGCGGCGCTGAACAATACTACCGTCTATACGGTTCCCGCCGCGACAACAGCTGTCGCCACGATCAGCATTGCCAATACGACAACGACGCCCAGCTTAGTTCGGGTTGCGATTGCCGCATCAGGAACCCCATCGGCGTCTGAGTATATTGAGTACGATACGCTAATCGATGCAAACGGCGTCTTTGAGCGCTCGGGTATTGTCATGAACGCGACTAAAGCTGTAGTCGTTTACGCAACTTCTGCTGGCTTGAGCGTCAGCGTCTATGGTTATGAGGAGGCTTAATTATGGGCCGGTCTGTATCGAAGCCTGATCTTAATTCTGGTGTTTCTACTGTAGCGAGTACAGCAGGCTTTTCTGCCGGCGATTGGGTCTATCAAATGCAGACGACGGCAGGGACAATCCCGGCTGGCGCGCTCCCAACTGGCGCATTTAATTATAGCGGGGTTACTTCCTCAATTAACCCATCCTCCTCCACAAACACGGGTAACCTCAATTACGTTGAGCTGAATGGTGGATCTACTGGCGGTCAGGTGGCTGCTAAGCTCAATAACGGGAACATCGTTTTTGTTTACTGCCGGAACTCAAACGCCAGTAGCTATCTGAAGACAGCTTACTTCAAAATTGTTGACGCCTCTGGCACTGTGGTTGTGGCTGAAACCGCTGTTAGTGGGGCAACGGTTGGCGGAAAGAACGGTGTTTCCGTCTGTGTCTTGCCGAATAACAACTTCGTCGTGTGCTGGACAAATCAGCAAGCTGGCGGCAACTATTTTGTCGCTTACAGGATTTATCAGGAAACCGGGGTCGCTGTAACGGCTGCTTTTGTTGGAACGATTTCGCAAAATGCTAGCACAGGTGGCTATGGCGCACTTCTTAAAATAAAGCCTCGCTCTGATAACTCATTTATCATGATGGGTTATGATGGAGCCAACGCCAGATTTCTGGCGGGCAACGCAACTGGATTTATTGGTGGCTTTAACTATCAAAGGACGCTTCGGACCAATGAAGGTCAGTACGTTGATTTTGCAATCAGAAGTGACGACACAACCCATATTTTTTATTCAACGGCTCAAGGGCTTTTGAATTACGACATTTTGAATACGTCTGGGACTCTCACAACAACAGGCACTCTTATTGTTCCTATTGTGGACGTTTTCTGCGTCTCCTGCATCCTGATGCCGAGTGGTTCTGTTAACGTATTTTACTACGGAATTGATAGCACCGGATGCTTCATTGGCGGCATTTCATGGAATGGTGCAACTGCTACAACTATCGGCAGGCTTGTGTCTTTTACGACCACCACCACGCCTACGTACACGTTTTTGAATAGCTACGCGCAGGGCGCGGGCGGAAACTTTACACTCTTCTACGCGCATGTGGATACGGCAGGCACACTGACTTACCAGACATTTAATAGCTCTGGCGCGGTTATCAGCGGCTCATTTGCTAGAACAGTACCCTCTATTTCATATCCGCTCGGCTCTGTTTTGCAACTTTCCGTATTTGATGTTGGATCGGAGACCCGTGCCTATATGGGAGCGCGGCAAAACAATACAGCTGCAGCTGACCAAACCTATTACACTGGATGGGTCGGGGGCATATTCTATTTTTCGTACAACTCTACGTCATACAATCTAAACCCACTTTCAACCGTTTCATATAACTATGGCGTGACAGGATCTGTCCCGCTGGGGGCTGTAGTGCAAAGCAGCTCAACTGTTGGGGAAGCTGCGTTTACCGTTTCAGCCACAGGAAGTTATCCAGCCAGAATTGCTGCGGGGACTAATTTAATTCAAAATACTACAGTAACCCCAACTGCATGTATTGCAGTAGCTGGCGCACAACTGCAAAATGGTAATTTCGTTGTGTCGTATGTGACAAGTGGCGGCATTTTATGGCTAAAAACTTACACATCTACGGGCGTTGAAGTTAATGCCGTTGTCGCCGCGACTAGTGTAAATACCAGTCATCGGACGTGTAGCGTTGCTCCTTTTGCCAATGGCAGCTTTATTGTTATCTATGGCTCTAGCGCTTCCAATCTATTGTATAAGATTTATAATGCGTCACTAACTGAGCTGTTTGCTGGGACTATTACAACCACGGTCCAGATGAGTGGTGTTGACACAGGTAATTCTTACGTTGCGGCGTATGGCGATTGCACGCAGGCCGTAGTTGCCTATGGTACCAGTGGCGGCAGGATAGAGTTGAAGGAAGTGACAAGCGCGAATGTTGTCAGTGCGATCTATACTGGTTCTGTTGCCAACAATGTTGGCTGCATCCAATTGATACCTCATAGGAGCAATTCGTTCAGCGTTTACTATAGAGATGGCGCTGGCAGTAGTTCAGTCGACTACTACGCTGAAACGTGGTATAAAACAGCTCCTGCCACGTTTACCTCAGGAGGCATGTGGAATCCCTCCTTCACTGACTATTCAGTCGTTCAGCTCATGTGCGGCCCAAACACTCCGCCTCCTGCAAATAACATGTTCAGTATTCTGAACAATTCATCAAATTCATCGCCATTCAGGATCTTAAATACAGAACCATTGGTGAATGTTAACTTAAACCTTTTCAATAACTTCAACGTCAACGCGGCTACCTATTCCTTTGATAGTAGCACGAGGCATGCGATAGGTTATGCAGGTAATGGTGCAGCTGTCTGGGCTACTAGCAGGAGCACTACGATAGGTTACTTTGTTCAATACGTGAACATTCGTTCTCTTCAGAGCAGCAATGCCACTAACGCTCTGGGTGTTGGTACCGTTGTAGCTACGGCGTTAGGCACGAATAGCTCCTATCCTTCTATTTGCGCCATTCCGAACGTCGATGGGTCGTGTATCATTATTTACATTGATGCCAACCAATACCCTGCGTTCTTTAGCCCAGTGGTGCAAGATTCGTATGTTTATAAAACATTTACGGCTGGGACTGATGTATCATCTACTAAGCTGATGCTGACGCCAGAAAACGGCTACGCTCTTCTTGGCGTCGCCATCACGGCTGCATCCCCCGGCTCCACAGGCCTTGTGCAGACAAAGGGAACTGCGTCGCTTAACGCCAGCTATCCAGCTGGGATGCCGTACACTGCCTTTGATTTCCGCAGTTCACTTACAAGGGGTGTGCGAGGTAGTGTCACTGGTCGTACCGTAACTTTGGAAGGGCAATAAATGACTATTCCAATTCAAGTATCTCAGGTTATCAACCCCTTCTCCGGAGTTTTTGGCAACGGTGAGATGCAAATCATCGCAGCAAGCGGGACATTTACAGTCCCTCTTGGCGTGAGTCGCGTCCGCGTTCGCCTTTGGGGTGGAGGCGGGTCTGGAACTGGCCCTATGGGATCTGGTGGCGGCTTCGCTATGCGCGTTATTCAGCTCGGCAGCACAACATCGGTTGCTGTAACTGTTGGCGCTGGAGGTTCTTCAGGACTTACTGGTGGAACAAGCTCATTTGGATCTTATGTTTCTGCCACAGGCGGCGGTGGGACTGCAGGTAACACGCCCGGCACTGGCGTTGGCGGAGACGTAAATTACTCAGGCGGTACAGGCGCTACCAGCGGCACTAATGGTGGCTGTGGAGGGGCGGCGAGCCTTTTTGGCACAGGTGGCAACGGAGCTGTTAACGGCGCAAACAGGGTCGGTGGTTCAGGCGGCGGCTCAGCCAACAATACTATTTATGGGGGTAGCGGTATCTTCTCAACTGGCGGAACGGGATATACCACAAGTGGCGCCGGATCGCCGCCGACATCAGGAATGATTGCTCCTTCGATTGATCTGATTGGCACTGGTGGTGGTGGTGTTATTCAAGGAATTTCTGATGGCGTTAATGGCGGTGGCGGTTCAGGCGGTGGCGGTGCCGGTGGATTCCCCGGAGGTGGCGGCAATTCCTCCGGCGGTCGCGGCCTCGTAATCGTGGAGTATTGATCATGGCGAACATGGCAAAGATTAACGGGAATGTGGTCGTTGAAGTCCTAAAGCCCATCGACGGCTTTGACATTACGGACTGCTTTCACCCGGATGTTCTATCTGGCTGCGTTGCAGTTGGCGATGACGTTCAGCAGGGATGGGTTCTGACTGAAGCTGGCTTTGTTGATCCGGCCACAATCGCTCCTGAGGAAGAAGCGCCCGTTGAGGAGGCACCTGCGGATACGCCTCCTGCTGCATAATTAAATCATAGGATCGCGCCGCGATGCTCGTACCCATTAACGTCAGATCAGAGCCGGGCATCAAGCGTGACGGCACGAAGTTCGAGGGGAACTTCTACGTTGACGGGCAATGGGTCCGGTTTCAGCGCGGTCTTCCGCGCAAGATCGGCGGGTATCGGCAGATCACCAATTACGTCGAAGGCATCGTCAATCAGTTTCACCTGCAATCGCTGAATAACTTCACCTATACCCACATGGGCTATGGTGAGGGTATCCAGCGCATGACGATTGATAGCGTGGGCAACACCAGCTCGGTGGTATCTCGCACGCCCACGACATTCACGGGTGGCCCGAACATCATGTGGCAGTTCGACGCGCTCTATGACGGCGCTGGCAGCTCGACAGTGGTCATCGCTCACCCGTCTGAGTCGGCTCTCGATATTTCGACTGGCACGAACTATCAGGCTTATCTCGGCAACATCTACGACACGACGCCTCTGACGCCCATCCCGACGGCTGGCGTGAGCGGTGGTGTGGTGGTGCTGCACCCGTACCTGTTTATGTTTTCCCAGAACGGGTACGTTAAGTGGTCGGATGCGAACGATCCCACGAACTTCACGACGGGTGATGCGGGTGATGCGTTCATTGCCTCCTCTAAAATCGTCAAGGGCCTGCCGCTGCGTGGCGGTGGTCAGAACCCTGCCGGCCTCCTGTGGACGCTCGATAGCCTGATCCGCGTCTATTACACGGGCGGCACGGATGTATTCGCGTTTGATACGATCAGCTCATCCTCATCGATTATCGCGGTAAACAGCGTCATTGAGTATGACGGCATTTACTTCTGGGTCGGTGATGGCCGCTTCATGATGTACAACGGCGTCGTTCGCGAAGTGCCGAACAACATGAACATCAATTACTTCTTCGACGGCCTGAACCGTGCGTGTGCAAATAAGGTCTTCGCCTATAAGGTTCCGCGCTTCGGTGAGATCTGGTGGTGCTATCCGCGTGGCAATGCGACGGAATGCACGCACGCTGTGATCTATAACTTCCGTGAGCAGACGTGGTATGACACTGAGCTGCCGAATGCAGGCCGCTCGGCTGGCATTTACGCAGGCTCACTGAACCGCCCGATCCTTGCCGGCATCGACCCAATCAGCCCGGGTGTGGCCGACATCCGCATCACGGAAGCAAGCGACACCCGCATCACCCAGACGGAAGCCATCCGCGTGGTCAGCAATGGCCCGACACGCTATCGCATTTGGCAGCATGAGTTCGGTGTTGATGAGATCGACGGCGCGCAGATCAATGCCGTTGAGAGTTACTTCGAGACTGGCGACATCTCGCTGATTAATACGGAAAACCCTCGCAACAAGTCCATCCACGTTGAGATGATTGAACCTGACTTCGTGCAGCAGGGGGATATGACCGTCCAGATCACTGGCCGTATAAATGCGCGCGCGCCTGAGATTAATGGCCCGCTGCATAGCTTCCCGGCTGTGGCCAATGAGCGGTATGAGCAGCAGGTGTTCTTCAAGGAGCAGCGGCGCGAACTGCGCTTCCGGTTCTCGTCGAACACGGTTGGCGGCGACTATCAGATGGGTCAGGTTATCGCGCACATTGAAGCGGCGGATGGCCGCTACCAAAGCTAATGGCGAAGGTTGTCACCACCACGATTGATCCGCGCATTGTCGACAATGTGGTGGACTGGGCGGACTATATGTTCCCGTCGATTG